CTGTGCATAACTACTTATCCTGAACATGGGAACTCCACTACCATTGATGGGAAGGGTGCAGGTGATATTCCAGCTCCAAACTTAATGCGACCCCTGACAAATGTAACTGTGGCATTAGGCAGAACTAGATCATGAAACCACTTAGTATCGGTACGAGCTGGCAGTAGCATTACTACTAAATCTTGATGTTGTGATGCTTTAAGCACCCAATCTGTAATTTCTCTGCCATAAGGCGGATTGCACCATACATGCCCATACCAGTGTGCATTTAAGCCATTGCGCCTAGACTCGTCTGGGTGGTCTAATCCATACCATTCATCGCATAAATGATTAGTGCTTGAAGCTGCCACGTCGAGGTCAAAGTCATGCACCTCATGAAGTTTGTCATAGAACGCCCTTGGTGTAGCCCAATCGTCTGTCTTACTAAGCGGCATATATGCAGTCATTTAAGCCCTTACTTATCTGTTGAATAGAATCCTGTGCCGGTAAAGTGTACGGGAACAGAACTGTAAATCTTGCGCATAGTAGAGCCGCAAAACGGGCAATCAAGGTCATGTGGTTCATTGATACTCAGCTCCTTGTCATATCTCGAGTTAGACTGGCATAACTCGTTATCACATTCGAACTCATAAATTGGCATTAGTACATGTCCTGCATGGAACTTCCTTTAGTTTCCACGATCCACACAATGTGCAACGTTCAGGCTCTAATTGTACTGAATCTTTATGAATATCTCCGTAAATAGGGAGAAGTAATTGCACCAAGTCACCAAATCGCATGAAAGCAAGATACTCGGAAGCATCTTCACCCTGTCCATTCATACGACACACCACGAACGCAAGCTCTTTACCTGCTGCTCTCTTGGTGGCTTGACGCAACCACTCCAGGGGTTGAAAGGCAGACCTAGCCTTTATTTCAACGTCGAACGGGACGTTTACTATGTCTTTACCAGCCCCTCGACCAACGACTGCGTTTCTCCACCATAGCGATAAGTAGGCTGCAACTACTCGCTCGGTACGCAATCCTCGGTCTTTTCTGTGACGCGTCATGCACGTCCAGCAGAGTTAATTGTGCTACATTTTTCGCAAGTCCAGGTCTCCCGTAGATAGCGATCTCTTATCTGTTGCCTGTTAGGGAATTGATTACACAATTGGCATATCAACTTGTAGCCAAGTTCTTCTATTAGCTCTGCATTAGCTCTAAGATTGGCTTCTTGCTCTGCGTTAGGGAATGTCTCCCACTCACCATCTTGGTTTAAGAACTGTAGGTGTCCCATTATCGTTTCACCTGGGGCTTCCATTGTCCGGTCTCTTTATCAATCTCGTACCAGATAGGCTCGCAACGTTCTGCATCACCCATTATTTGTGCTACACATTTCCAATGACCCCAAGGTTTACCGACCTTGCTAGTGCCGGTCTTCCACACTCGCGCACCATGAATACAACTCTCGTCCGGCGTTGTGCCACCAAGTGAGGATTTCACCATCTCGACCGCACTCTCTAAAGTCTGTGCTTGCTGTGCTGGTGCGGTAGTCCATGGATCATCTGCCTTTGCTACTGGAATGTATTCGCCCGATGATTCAGCCATCTTAGTCTTTACCTTATTGATGTTAGCCTTTACTTCATCATGCGCTTGTACCTTTTGCATATCTTCACGGGTTGGCTTCTTGTCTGTGTCTAGCACGAGGCTTAAAGCTCGACCAACTGCCGAAGTAACTGTGTCCTCAACATAGAACTTACGCATTGATTGTGGATAGGTTGATGCAACACCGAAAGCGTAATCAACTCCAGCTGGTTGCGTATCCTCATGCTCACGATAAACCTCTGCCATTGCTAAGACTTCGCCCTTAGAGTTATCAAGAGTTATGACCTTAGTGACAATTCTTCCGCTTAAATGTAACTTTTGAAACCTAACAACACGATCTGCAACAGTTTCATACTGGGTTAAATCAAACATAGAGTTCATTCTCCTCTGTGTGCAGCTGTGCCGCTATTGCAACGTACGCTGTGAGATCGACGTAAGTGTCTGTCTTTGCAGTTTCCATGCTTCTTGCGACTTTAACCAATGCCATACACATTGCCACTTGATAATCAGTAACTGGCATTTCGAGGTATGAGCTCCAGAGTGCGGCTGTTCGCTGCATATTGTCTTGAGGGTGTCCGTAATCAAGTCCTCTGTCCTGGATAGTAGCTCGCGCTTCGTTGAGGTAGTCACGAGCGTTCATCGATTAACCTTGTGTTGTTCCATCTGACGTGTTAAGCGGCGATAGGACTGGCGCGCTTGCTTTAGCCCGTTCTCATGCCCCTTCATGTAGCCAAACAGGAAACCAGGCACAGCGCCTACTAGCATTGAGAATATAACTATGTGATCGTGATTCATTTTTAGCCCTTCTGTTATCCGTGTCTCGGAAACATCAGAAGTATTACAGCAGGATTATCTGACACCCGCCATGTTTAGGTAACGAAACGATAACAATTTCATCCACAGTCTCATCACCGAAGTCTGGTCTAGCGAACCCTTCCATAGACCTTGCCCTGGACTATAAACGTCCCATTCTTTTCAATGTTGATAATGTCCACCTGAACGCTTGAGCCATGCACATACATGATGGCAAAGGCTTGCTGCCAATTAGCCGTTCCCTTGGTGTATCTAGCCTGTTTGAAGTCCATGAGATTACCTACCTCAACTCCATGTAAAACACGCCCTAAACGCCCTCCAGAGGCTTCTGTGAACGCGCTACGCCCTGCCCTATGAGTATGTCCAGAGATGACGTTCTTTCCATGCCTACGGGCTGCCTCAAGGGCTGATAGACCGCCCTGTTGCTTAATGGGTGTGTGATCTCCATGTACTGCAATCCAGCCTGGAGCAATCGGCATTGGATTCTTGTGGAAGGTTATGCCTAGCTCATCAAACTTCATAAACTTCTCAAAGCGCAGCTCTGGCAAAGATAGGAATGAGGGAATCTTGCGCATGATGACGTTGTAGAGCCGGTCAGTGTGATTAGATCGTATGCAGTCTGTGACGCCTAGTTCCCAAAGAAGCTCGACGCATCGGTCTCTGTCATCGCCTAGGCTCTGTGAGTACTCCTCGGGTGTGCCTTGCGACCACTTGCTTATGGTCTGGAAGTCAATCTCGTCACCTATCGTGACTGTCTGGTCTGGCTTAAAAGTGCCTAGAAACTTGGCAATGTTACGGACTACATGCACGTCCTCAAAAGGCACTTGCAAGTCCGAGAGTATTACGATCTTCTTAATCGTCATCCTCATCATCGTAGGGAATGTTGTCTATGCGGTTGGGAAGTTCTGGCAATGCCCAATCTGGATAAGCGTCTCTATCGGTAATAATTGCTAGACATAAATCAACCGCAAAACCAGCCCTGCGTAGTGCCTTGTAGAACTCATTCATCGAAATGGCATAAGCGTCTAAGGCGCTGTAGGTGTCTAGGTCTATGACCTTTTTCTTAGCCATAGGATAAGTGTTACTTATTTAACAGCTCGATGATTGTATCGACACGCGCTTCTAGTCTAGAACTCTTTATTTCTAATCTTGAAATTTGGTCTTTGATACTTGAGCCGCCGTTAGGGCGTAACTCTGACAAATAGTGCTTAATCATGAACTGGACATAAGCTGCAACGCCGCCAAGGATTGAGATGATAGCGACTGATAATGCCGCGTAGTCCTGCGCTGTCACTTCTTAGGAGATGCGTATCCGAATACGCCAGCTACGACTGCGCCCAAGATTGCACGATAGTCAAGTGAGAAGTTAGAGGTAGTTCCCCATACTGCTAGAAACGCTCCTACTGAAAGGATTGCTGGATGCTTCATGTTCATGCTGTGCCGCCTATCATTGGGATATTAAAGAACGAGCCATCTGCATCGCCCTTCTTAGTGAAAGAGATATGGCAATGCTTAGTGTGCGGATTGATTCCAGAATACTTGCGCCAGCGCCACCCCATGCGAGGGGAAGCAATCTTTCCTTGGAATATGATGTAAGCAATGCGCTTGTCAGACTTTGCTGCGTGTCGTATCTGATCCGCAAGGTCAGGCATGAGGTCAGGCTTTGCCTTTCCAGATAAATCCCTGTCAATATCAATCGCTCGGACGATACCCTTTGCATCAGGATTGTGGTCAGAAGGACGTGCTGAATGACGAGTGTCGCCAATCCAGCCGTCCGAGGTTCTATCTCTATCCGGGTAAGTATCATCGAACTGCTCGCGAAGCTGTTGTCCGGCTTTGCATAGATTAGGACTCATCAATAATCACCACATGAGAAGCGTGTGAACATTCCCATCGCTTTAATGCGTTGAGGGTTAATTCATTATGCTCACAAGGAGCTGGCGCTATAAAAGCGTCATCGACTGAATCATATGTGTATCCAATTCCTGCATAGTTGTAACGAATATTTCCATTGTAAGATGTCTTAATCCAAGTGCCACCAAGATTATCAATAAGCCATTGATAACCCTCGTCTCCTGCTGGGTCATTATTATCTCCCACAGTTACACGAATGACCTTGTTATTTGCGTCTAATTCTGCCCAATGACTCATGTTAAACCGCCGATTTCAAATATCGGACAATGACAATTCCTGATCCACCATTTTTCGATGTACCTTGAGTTCCACCATTACCAGTTCCACCTGCTCCACCGCCTGTATTTGCTGTTCCAGCTACAGCTTCGATGTAAGGGGAATAACGACCACCATTACCACCGCCACCAGCGCCGCCTGCGCCAGCAGAATCAGTAAATACAATAGCTCCACCGCCACCGCCTGCGTAATAACCGCCTACGCCAGTTGAAGTAGCAGTAGCCCAATCAGAATAAGTATTAACTCCAGCGCCACCAGCGCCGCCTGCGTTTGTCGCACCAGGTGTTCCGGCTGCTCCTGCTCCACCGCCACCGCCTGCACCTTGATTTCCACCATTGTCTCCAGCAGCGCCAGCATTACCAAAACCTGTTGCTCCACCAGTTGAACCCTGTGTTGCTGCGCCACCGCTACTGTTATACGAACCGCCACCACCTGAACCACCAGCGCCGCCATTTGTTGCACCGCTGTTGTATCCACCATAACCGCCGCCGTTGGAAGTAATAGTGTCAAAAGTAGAATTTACGCCAAAATTGCCCAAACCAGTTGAGCCCGCACCACCAGCGCCTATTACTGCGTTGTAGCTTGCTGCGGCTAAAGATGCAGATGATTTATACGAAAGCCCACCTGCGCCAGCACCGCCAGCTGCGTTTCCTAAACTTGAACCGCCACCGCCAGCTATTACTAATAGATCACAAGTAAGAGAAGCTCCACTTATTGTTAATGTGCCGTTAGAAGTAAAGGTTCTGTAAAAATAGGTTGCGTCTGAAGCCAAGGTGCCGCCTGTTACAACAGGTTTTGGCGGTGTTGCAGAAGACATTGCTCCTACAGTAATCGCTCCAATCATTATGAAACGCCACCTACTACATACCAAGTGTCTGTTGCTGTCTTGATACAAACGGCTGTCTTGTACTGAACCAAGGTAGGAGAAGCTGCAACTGCGCCTGCTGAGAGAACTGTTGTTGTGCCTGGTGTGACTGCGCTGATTGTGCAAAGTCCAGCACCTTTGTTAAGAACTGTGATTGCTGTGCCTACTGCGAAAGCTACAGAGGCATTGGTAGGAATCTTAAAGGCTACTGCTGTTGCCTTGTTCATAGGCACTAAGACCTGGTATTGATCGTCTAGGACTGCTGTGTAGTCTGCTGTAGCATCAGCATCGACTGTAAAGGCTACTAGCCCGTTAAACATTGCCGCTGTAAGGATATCTCCGGTTACGGCTGGAAAGCCTGTTGTCATTTATATCTCCTAGTAAGTCATTGCAGACACGCCAATTATACCGCGTTCTGCGCTGCCGATGATGAATCCATCAACGATGGGCTCAAGTGTTGTAACTGTTACTTGCATTGCGTTTGGACTAATCTCCCAGCGAAGCCCCTGCACTTGCAGGGTCTTGACAATGGTTGAAGAATCAGGCTGGATGTTTGATATTCTGACATTGGTGAAGTAGTCCAAGCCAATCATTGTGTCTGTTGGGACTGCTGTATCTAGAAGATCAACAGTCATGGCATCGATGCGGATTGTGGTCTCTGCTCTTGTAGCCACATAGGTTGCTGCGATATTGAGGGCATTGGCGTCGGTGTCGATAACTAAGTCCTGGGCGCTGTACTGATGAGGGAAGTATTTAATCACGCTGTCTGCGTTCTGATAGACCTGGGCTGTGCCGCCTATGCGCTGCATACTGGCGGTGTTAATTATCAGCTTGTCATCAAAGCTAAACACTAGGTTCTTGTATGGGATACCGCCGGTCTGGTTAAACTCAATAGGAGTGCCAGAGATAGATGAGGCTACTTGGTTGCGGCTCTTAAAAATGGCTGTGCCTGACCCGTCGAAGTAGAACGCGCCTTGCTCGGAGAACTCTGCGTTCTGGATTGCCGATAGCGATGTGCGGAGTGTGCCTGGGTCAGCCTGACATAGAGACTGCCCTGTTGAGATAGTTCTCATGTTTGAGGGAAAATCAACCTCATTGAGAATTTTGCCTATGCGTGTGCCGGTTGCCTGTCCTGCCCCTGAATCTGTCACAGTTGTGACTTGTGCGAGGTTAAGCAATCTAAAGGCATCAGCTGCGTAGATATCCACATAGCCCACGTTCTCGGCTTGGTCGTAATAGTAACGATACTCTGTTGTGTAGCCAGAGAATAGAAACTCCTGGGCTGTCGCTGTTGTAGCTGATACACGAATCTTGCGCAGCGGTACAAGGTAAGGATAATAAATTGAGGATATGTTCTGTGGATTCCACGATCCGTCAGAGTCATAGACTCTTATGACTGCTGTACCGGCTTGATAGGTGTCAGACTGGATGTTGCGCCCGTTGTCAATAGTTATGCTTCGTACGCTGGGAGTAAGGTCAATTATTGGCAATGGGACTGTAGAGCCGCCAAGTGTGCCAGTACCTAAAACGCCATTCTTGGCATCACCAATAGTGAAGGGATAGCCGAAGGTTGCACCGGATGAGAAGTCAAACGAAACCGAGATTTCTGCTGGCAGCGCCATAGTTATCTACCAGTTCTGTTTACTGATGATCCGATACCTGAAAGAGATGAGTCTTGAAGTGCAGAGGCTATGGTTTTGCCGTCAATCTGGACATAGATTGGAGTACCGCCTACATAAGTAGTTGCCTGTTGTCCACCGCCGCTTGTTGCTGTGGCTGCTGGCTTTGGCATTGTTGCTACGTTTGTGGCAGGTAAATCTACTTTTGTGCCGCCTACAAAGATTGATGACCCTGCGCTGCTAACGCTTGAAGCAGCTGCAACAGCAATAGTTCCACTAACGCTTGCAACCTTTTGAGCCTTAATCATAAGCATGTCTAGGTAGGCTTCCCACGCAGCAAAAGGATTAGCAGCTGGTGGAAGGCTTGCTAGGTCTTTAGCAATGTCTTTGCCTAGTCCTTGAGCAATTGCTAGTTCATAAGTAAGTTGCTGGGCTTGCTTAGTATTGCCTGTAATTAAAGCAAACTGTAGTTCTACTCGCTTACGATCCTCATCAGATAACTTACCCTTAAGAGCAGCTATAAGTTGAATCTGCTCTAGGTCAAAGATTGAGCTAGCCTTTGTAAGTGCCGCTTGCTTCTTCTGTTCTGCTATAAGCAATTTTTGAGCAGCAACTTGCTTTTTTGTCAATGCCTCTAATTCTTTGGCTCGCTTGGCGGCTGCTGCTTCTGCCTGACGCTGCTGCGCAGTTCTAGCGGCTGTACCTGCCGGAGACTTAGATCGATTAGTCGTAGGTTGTGTCCCAGCCATAAGAGTATTGACATCGCCACCGGCAAGAAAATTGGTATAATTCTTACGGAATTTTTCTACTAATCCTATTGCTGAACCTAAAAATTTAATAAGGTTACTGGTTGCATTAGCAATATTATCAATTGATTTAGCCGCGTCAGATGCCTCTGTGCCACCCCCGATGCGAGCAAAAGCATCAACCAAGCCCTCGCCTATTGTTTCCTGGGCGTTTCCGGCTGCAAGTGCCAGCACTTCCATTTTGTAAGAAGTAGTAGTTAAGTATTCTTCGGCTGCGCCAGCAGAGCGCGCCAGCATAATTCCTAGTATTTCATTAAATGACTTTGACTTGAGTTCTGCTTGGGTAAGTCCTGTGTTGTACTTTCTTAGTCCTCTAGTAACCCCTACAAAACCTTTGGCTAAATCTTCTGAAACTGTGGCTAAGTCGATGCCGCTTGCTCTTGATATCTGTATTGCATTGCTAAGCAGTTCTTGAGATTTAGTAAGTGATCCGGTGGTTGTAAGCAAAGCCTGTAACGCAGGTCTCAAAACGTCATCGGCAATCGCAGAAGAAGTTTCTAAATCTTTAACAAAAGAAGTAACTCTGCTTTGTGAAAGAGAGAGTCCTAAATTATCGACCGCAGTTGATAAGCGTTTAGCTGCTGCTTCATCAGCTGCAAAGGCTTTAACTGATGCTTTGCCATAAGCGATGATGGCAGTCGTGCCAAGGGCTAAGCCAAGGTTTCTGCCTAATCTACCAACAGTCCTGTTAAATTTATTGACTGCTTTGTCAGCCTTGTTGAGACCAGTCGCATCTAGCGTGGTCGCTATCTTAATCGCTAGGTCTGTATTAGCCATTAGCCAGCGCTCCTAGCTCTAAAGGTTTTACTACCTGCGCCCTTGGTTAAAACTACAACTCTGTTATTAGCAGACTCAATAGCCTTAACTACTGCTGCTGTAGTTTTGCCTTGATCCTCTGCCCATGCTCTAAAAAGCAAACGTCCCTTAGTCTTGCGAGTTCTGCGACCAGGGCTATTAGATTTCTGTGAGTCAATTAAAGGTGGCAGGGCTTCGAGGAACTGGCGTCCTGCGTACGGATTGGCTGATGAGTTTACGTCTCTGCCTGATGTAAACGCGGGGACATACTCGCCATTGCGGTAAGCGATTGTGCGCTTAGCAGCTGGCAAGCCCATTGGGTTCTTTCGTCCGGCTGTCTCATAGATAGCGCCGGGAGCAGATGAGTTAAATATCTGTGCAAGAGTTCTAAAGCCACGCTTGTTTGGCTTTGTAGGTGTGGTCGAGTACCCCAGACCTTTCTTCATAATGCCAGCGTTAAAGGCACGATACTCCCACTCGCCTACAGGGTTAGCCCATCCGCTTAAAGGTGAGGTGGCAGGGACGAATCCTTTGGCGCGATTAATAACCTTGCGTAAGTGTCCAGCGATTTCTTTCTGGGTTTCTTTTGCTAGGTCAGGCGCATATTGCTTTAAGGCTTTTCTAAGAGCGACCGCGCCTTGTAGTTCTACTGGCATTGTCTCGCTCCTTTGCTAAGTCCTTAAGGACTTCTATATGTGCCTTAAACGCCGCTGCCGGTAGTTCGACAATGGTTTGGAAGGGAACTCCATACTCGTAACTCAAGCGAGCTGCGAGATAGGTGAGGGAGTTCCGATCTACCCTAAAGGGTCAGACTCTAAGACCTCAACTGACTTGAGTGTCTCCAAGAATGACTCGCCAAAAGGTTTGACTGTTTCACCCGAACGTCTAATTGCTTCCCAGCACAGCCAGTAAACATCTGACTGCTTCTGGTCTTCTATCAGGGCTTTGTGAAAGCCCTTCTTGGCGTATTGTTCAAAGCTATATTCAAGCACCGGAGTTATTTCAAATTCCTGTACTTGTCCATCAGCCCTTGTTACTTTGAGTTTTGCCATTGTTAGCCCCTTAGTTAGTTTCTACGCTATTGCTACAGCGATTGTACCGGATACGTTCCAAGTTACAGATTGAGTTGAAAGGTCTCCAACAGCACCATTGATAGGTGTTGTGTTGTTGACAAGGCATGTCATTGTGTAAAGAGGGTTTGTTGCAGAAGTAGCAGCTGAAGTCTGCTTTGCTGTGACTGTAACGTTGTTGCCCCATACTGAAGATGAGTTCAATGTCTGAAGTGTCTTTGAGGTTGCTTCATCGTTAAAGAAATCAATTGTGATAGAAGATGCTTCGAGACCTTTAACAAACTTGTGTCCTGAATCTCCCATTGCTGTAACTTCAAGCTCATCGAATGATCGGTTGATTGTTACAGACGATACTAGAGTTGAGAGGTCTACCGCATTAACAGTTAGAACCACTCCATTGCTTAGATAAACTGCCATTTGGTTATTCCTCGTCCTTCTTAGTTGTTGTTTTTGCTTCTGACTTAGGCGCTACCTGACCGATTTTAATCAGGAAGGCTTCGTTCTCTTTTTCCCATTGTGCTAGATCGGTCATGATTAGCTCCATTCCGTAAGGGTACTGATTGCAATGTCGCAAGTCAGTAAATCTCCTGTAGCGATTGACAGGACACTAGGCGCGCTGACGCTGCCTACATTAAATACAATGCTGGAAGCCTCAAGAAGCGCAAAGACGCGAACTACGTCAGCTTCTATTCCAGCAAGGTTGCCCTGGTTATCAAGCAAAGGCACAAGGATTGAAATTGTAAAGTTAGCCAATGGCGCAACTGATGTTCGGTCATTATTGGTAGGCACGATATAAGGATCGGCAGGAGTCACAATAATGCTGTTAGCAATAGGCGTGGCAGGTGGGAATGAGAAAACTGAATACAAGGAGTTATCGGTCAAAGCCGATGCGATTGATGTGCGGAGTGTAGTTATCGCTGGCATCAGCCCACCATAGAACGAGGGTCGAGATAAGGCGCAAGCAAGCCGCGAACGCGAGCCACTAGCTGTGAAGACATTGTGTACATGCTGCCCATCGATCCGTCAGGTTGCATACCATTGCCAGAGTTAGTCTGTCGAGCAGTCCAGATAGATACGCAGACCATAAGGCTGGCTTCCTGGATTGCTGGGACTGTTGAGTAGTCTGTGTAAGTCGTAGCTGCTACCTGACCGTAAGGATTTATTGGATGATAAGTTTTAATAACATTAGCCCCATGAGTTGTGGTTATATCTATGCTTTTACTATCAACAGCATTGACTGTCTTTGATCCATTAAAGTTAGAACCACAGCCTGTTACAGTAATTGTTTGCCCGATATAAAATACGTCATCAACATAATCGTTAAAATACAAAACGCCTTCTGTGCCGTTATTTGAATGAGCGACTACCGGAGTTGTATTAGTCCAAAGAAAAGGCAATAAGACATTATCAGCAGCGTCGCAGACAGATTGAATGGTGGCGTCTGAATACAGAGTGCCAACTCCAAGGGCTGCTTTTAATTCTGCAACTGTCGTGAGACTCATTGTTATCCTTTCTAAAGACTTGGCGGGCTACAAGGGCTCCGGTAACCCGCCAAGCGACTTAGGGTGCTGCTTATGTAAAGTTGAACCAGTTTGCGCCAGCGCCTAATTTAGTGGCGACAGCTCCCTGACCGAAGAGTAGAATATCTACAGTTCCGTCAGAGTTGATGTTTGTACGAAGTTGCTGACGAGCACCCTCGTACCATGTGTAAGCATCTGGGTTCACAACTAGCATTGAGTAATCGCCAGTTCCTACTGGTGCGGCTGATGTGATGTAACGAGATACACGAAGATCAAGACCTGCTACTGAACCACGAACGCTAAGAGGTGAAAGTGCACCACCTGCGTTTTGAGGGTTTGCAGCAATGTATATTGGTCGTCCGTTATCGTTGTATGACATGATGTTTGCCCATTGTGCTGGTGTAACTACAATGTTACGAGCAAATCCAAGTGATGCTGAATAAACAGCAGCAGCAGCGCTTGAGATGTACTTTAGTAATCCATCGGCTGAATTAGCTTGTGCTGTCGCGTTGAGAGCTCCATCGTTTCCGAGTACGCCAGTTACATACTGCTCTGTGTCTTTCGCGTAAGCAAATTCCATTTGAGTAAGAAGCTCATCTAAAAATGCAGGAGTTGAGTTTGTGAGAAGTTCGAGAGTTGTGATAGCACGACCCTTAAATGACTTCTTTGTTACTGTAATGTATGAAGCCTCAAGCTGTGAATCTGTTACTGCGCCATTCTCGTCAATCTGATCGACAATAGGAACTTCAGTAATCTTTGGCAGCTCAAAAGTTTTTCCAAATTCTGGCATTGTGCCGCGAGTAATTGAGTCAATTACTGGGCGATCAGCGTTAGAAAGGAAGTTAAGGAGCTGTGTGCTTTGTGGTGTTGGGATAAATCCTGCACCTGTTGTCTGATCGTTATCAGCAGCGCGCAGCCATTGACGTGAATCTTCATCACCAAAGAGGTTAGCCTTTAGTGTGTTTTCCAAGTAATTGCGTTTTGTGATTTCAATTCTTGGGCTGGTGTACATCATTGCTTGAACAGTAGGGCGAGCAGCTTCCACAGCCGCAGCTTCTACTGGTGTTGCTTCGACTGCTGGAGTGGTTGATTCTTCCACGGGGGCTGTCTCGCTTTCTGTAGTTGGAGTTTCAGCAAGGGTAACTTCCTCTGCTGCGATCTCTAGAACTTCTGCGGACTTAAATGCCGGTTCTGTTACTAGAGAAACTTCTTTTAATTTAGCCGCTGTTACGACTGTGTAGCCATCGCGTGAAGGCTTGGATGAAATGATTTCTGCTCCGATAGAAAGCCCGGATACTAAACCTTCTTGAGCCATGACAAGTGCGTCGTTACCACCTGTAGAGCGTGAGAGCTTGAAGGTGGCGTAAATGCCATCTTCGCGTGTCTCGGCTGAAACCATGCGACCTACTGGCTTCTGCATGTCATGCTGGCTAAACAGTTTAATTTTAGTTGGGTCTTCAATTTCAATAGAATTAGCTGCAAAGGTGTAAGAACCTAGATTAGTTTTACCAATCTCGCCTGTTCCAATTGGGACAATCTTGCCGCTAATCTCGCGGCGTTCTTCGCTGCACTCAATAGATGCGGCTTCGATGTATAAAGTTTCCATTAGTATTCGCTTCCGTTAGGTGTTAGGTCTTCCATCTGCATAGCCTGTTCCGTAGTAATGAGACCTAGTGCAAGCATTTTCTCAAGCACAAGCAAGCGCTCCATAGGTTCTGTTCGTAAAAAAGTTGAATCTAAATCAAATTTAACGCAATGCCCAGCCGTAGATATATCGTCCATGCTCAAGCGAGTTTCGATTGCAGAAATATAAGGCTGGAACGCTAGAGCTACTAATTGCTTGCGCTCATCAAGAATGTTTGCATAAGTCATAGATGTGTTCTGATCCGCTGACACATAATAAGCAGGGACTCCGCATAATCTTGTAATTTCCGTAGCAAGATTTTGAATTGCCTCGTTCATCATCATTTCTTTAGGAGAAAAGCCTAAATTCTGCGCATCTAAAGTTGAAGTAAGATAGGCAGTCGAACCATTTTTACGAGCGTTTTTCCAAGAAGCAAGAAGACCAGAAACTTCTGCTGGCGGCAGGTCAGCCCCCGAATTTTTTAATATTACGGTCGCCATCGGAGTTGATGCGGCTATGGCGGCTGATCTTTGAACATCTATAGCTGCTTGAATTGTGCGAGCCCCGGCATTAAGTATGCCTTCGTTAAAGGCTTGGAATGTTACTAATGATCCTAAACCTGACATTGGACGAGGAGAGCCATCAACATAATACTGTGTTACATAAACATTATGAACATCTAAATCAAAGGTCACGCGAGTATTCGAAACCCACTCAAAGGCAGCGCCGCGATTGTCCTCTTGATAAGTTTCAACAATTTCGAGAAAGGCTTGACCGTACATAAGAAGGCTATCAACCAACCAACTAACTGTAACAAATTGTGGTTGAGACTTAGAGAGCTGATAAACCCATCGAGGTGCTGCAATTTTTTCGCCTGTCGATATCTTTTTGTACTGTAGAGGTATTGTGCCTACTGTGCAAAGCAAATCTCGGCATCGCTTAAGAGCCGGTACGCTCATTGCGTCGCGTCGGGAGATTACCGGAAAAGTGAAGCTGTAAATCGAGCTAAGATTATCGCCCATGATGTGAGGCGCGGCTTGTGCCTCTATAACTTGTGGCTTACGCGAAAAGAGACCCATAGGTCGCAATTATACACTAGATGTAGGTCATTCCGCGTAGATTGCCGCTATCTGTTGTGGTTTTGTTAATTGATGTACGACCATTGCTGTAGAGATTGCGCCAGATACATCACCGGCTGACTTACGTTTTACAATACGCCAAGAGGAATCATTGGTTTTGGCAGCGCAGTTATTCATCTGCTGAATCCAGTTTTCCTGACCCGAATGTACAAGCCGATGCGCGTTCAAAGCATCATTGAGATCGGTACACGCCTGATAAAAGGCAGCGCCAGAGATATCCATGCACATTTGACCTGCGTTAGTTAGTCGATCTGCGATTGATTGGGATGTGTACTTGTCGAAGCATATCTGCCGAGGTCTGTAGTTATCCGCCCAGCCTTTGATATCCGCAGCGATTTTAAGCTCATCCACAGAGACCTGACTCTCCCATGTTTGTAGTATCCCGACTCCGATACGACCATCCGGGAGTATTTGCCCAGCAACCAAAGACGCGTTACGACGAGATGGTGACACATCAAAAGCAAAAACAGTATAACCACCCGGCGGTATTGTGAGGGTAGCATCCGACGTATCCTCGAGGACTCCATGAGCCCAAGGAGACGAGAGAGAATCAATCCATTGACATAGCAGCTCTGTTCTAGTGTTTTCAATCGGGCTTGTAGCCACAGCTTCTTCAAGTGCT